TCATGCCAGGCTCGCCTTGATGAGGACTCCACAACCGGGCCGAAGCGAGCCAGTCGCGGGAGGATAGGGACTCGCCACGATGGTCAATCGGTCCCCAGGGCCGCAGACAACGTCATCGGATGGCGACGAGCTAAGGGTGGGAGTTGCTGTGCCTGGGGCAAAATACCATTCACCGATAAGAGAACTGCTCCCATTGGCGCGATAAAGATAAACAAAGACGTTCATTTGTTCCACTATGTCTGTGCTGGACACCGCCTTACTCTCCGCTAAGTTTTTCGGTATCCGCACGGATCTTGTGATCGGCAGGTTTGCAATAAGAAGCTGACCAATAACACCCTTCCCGGTTGTCCCGTAAATATCGTATGGCAGTCCAGCCACCTCGCCTGCGCCGTGGGTATGACTGATCGGGGCCTTGCCCGCCAGGGCCGTATCCAGGCCGGTGACGTTGCCGGTGGTGTGGGTGTGACTGAGGGGGGCTTTGCCTGCAAGGGCTACGTCCAGGCCGGTGATGTTGCCGGTGATGTGGGAATGGGCTGAGGTTGCTTTGCCGTCCAGTAGGGTTTGAAGGTTGGTGATGTCGGATACCGCATGGCCATGGGCGGCGGCGGCGGCTCCGAGGGAGACGGGGGTATGGGTGTGGGAGGTGGCCGATTTGCCGTCCAGGGCCGCCTGGAGGCCCGTGACGCCTGCAATGGCATGAACGTGGCTGGCATCGGACTTCCCCGCCAAGGCGGCGGCCAGGCCTGTGATATCACCCTGGGCATGGGTGTGGGCAGCGGGGGCCTTTCCATCCAGAATCGCCTGTAGGCCTGTTACGTTACCGATGCCGTGGTTGTGAAGGAGCAGGGCCTTTTTCTCGACCTCGCCCTTGAGGTAGGCCGTGCGATTGGCGAGCTGCTTGAGCGGGGTATTAGACGGGCCCTCCAGTCCACCCAGCACGGGGGTGGTGATGTCCAGGAGCATGACGTTGGGGCTCCATTCGGCTGTTTCCGTGATGTTGGTCATGGGGGCTCCTAAGTTTTGCGGATGGTCCAGACCACGGCCAAGGTGACGGCAGAGGTCTTGAACACGGATGGAGCCGAGGCCTGGGCAACCAGGGTGTCGGCGGCGGTGAAGACGGCGTAAGTGTCGAGGTCCAGGCCATTGCCGGTAGCCGCATCGACCGTGAACGACACCACGACCCGATCGGCGAGGTCGGCAACGGTAAGGGTGTCGATGCGAAGGGTGAGCCCACCCGCCCCGAGCCTCACATAGCTGATGGAGGAAAGAATCAGGCCTTCGTACTTGATCAGGCCATCGTAGAGGTGTTGGCCATCGTGGCGAGGGCCAACACCAGGGACAGCCGAATCAAAGGCGATGGCGAATTCCACGGCCTCAAGGACGCACCGGGCAGGCTTCCAGCGCTCGATGACAGCCATGATCCGCGTTACCTGGTCCTGAGTGACCGGCTGAGGCGGAAGGGGCTGGGTGACCTTGAACTTGGCCCAGTGGGAGGAGCGCTCCACGATGGTCAGGCCGGGCCATCCGATGGCCGCCAGCGCCTGGCGCATGGCCCAGGCGGTCCCACGCTTGGCCTGGAGGGAGAGTGCCTGGGCGACAAAGAAGCGCCGGGCCGCATCCGAGGTCGCCAGCGCCCACCCCTCATCGAGGACGCCGAACTGGTGGGCCAGGAAGGGTAGTGCGGCGGAGTGGCATGTGGCCGGATCATAGAGATTGGCCACGACCGAGAAGGGCATCACATCGAGCCGATCCAATAGGCCAACGAGACCAAGGGTCCGATCATCCCGGATGCTGGGCGGAATCAGGTCAGCCATTGGCGGACCCGATCATGTGCAGGATCAGGGTGCCATCGGCCCACTCCGAAGGCGCCAGGACGCGATCCACCCAGTTGACCAGCTCGACCTTGTAGACGCCATCTACGCCGAGGGCCTTGAGGGCCTGGGAAGCCACCAGGTCGCGCCCAAGACCCGCCCGCCGCCCTGCCAGATAGCTCAGCCCTGAGGCCTGGACGGTCGCTTGGGTGGAAACGAGGTCGGCGGAGGCGTAGATGGTGATATTGGCTTCCAGCGTGAAGGGCACTCGGGTGGGAGCCGCGACGACGACTTCATCGCACAAGGGCCGAACGCTGTCCGGGCTCAGGGCGGCGGTGACCACATCCAGGACGCCCTGGGAAGGAAGGCCCGAGGCGGTCAGAGGGTAAACCCCAACAGTGCCGGGCGCCAAGGTCTCAACGGATACGTCGATGATGCTGGGACTGGCCCCCAGGGCGAAAAAGGCATAGGCCTGGGCGCTCCCCGCTACGCTGAATCCGAAGGGGGCCAGCAGGGTCCGCGCCCTCAGCTGGTCGTCTGTTTCGGCTTCGGAGCCACCCCCCGTGAGGGTGGTGCTGACCACGGTCGCCGTGCTCGAAAGCGGGGAGAAGGCCGAGCCGACTGGCAGGCCGTTCTGGAAAGTGCCTGAAACCAGAGCCTGGGCATTCACGCTGCCTGCGAGCTGACCTGCGGGGATAACGAGATCCTCCGTGATCTCCCAGGCCTCGCCCGATTGGGAGACCGCCTGCCACCCTGCGGGGAAGATGGAATCCACCGCGAGGGCGGATGGGATGGAGATCGTCCAGGTGCAGGTAGCCTTGGTTGCGGGTTGGCGACTCGCAACCCGCACCAGCCGGGCGAGGGCCTCCAGGCGATCCCCCGTGGCAAAGTCCACCAGGTTCTGTTCGGCGGTGTGCTGGATCTCCTGGCGCACCAGTGACTCGCGGTAGGCCATGATGTCGATGAGCAGGCGCTCCACCTGGGCCGGGTAGAGGATCTTGCCCGTGGTCGCCTCGAAGGCCGCCACCATGGCGGATACCAGGGCATCGGGGTGGGTCACCAGGAAGGTGGGAGGTGTCAGCATGGCGGCCCCTACGCCTCGGGCAGCGCTGGCGCCGGGGCGTCAGGGCCGGGCGTTTCGTCCGGGGGCACCTCGGTCCTGGCCGCCTTCAGATCCCGGACCTCTTCCTGCAACGACTGGAGGGTGTTCAGGACCGTCGCGAAGGCCGTCTCGATCGCCCTGTGGTCGGCGCGGTTGCCTACATATTCGGCGCAAGCCTTGTCGAGGACGGCCAGGGCGTTTTTGAGGTTGCTGCTCTCGTGAATCATGTGGTCTCCAAAAGGCTGATGGGACTAGGCCGGGTCAAAGATGACCCAGGCCAACGTAGAGGTGTCGGTGGTGATATTGGCCCCAGAGGCGTTCTTGGCCTGGATGGTGAACGACGTGTTTGCAGTTCGAGTGACCGAGTAGGTCGCCCCCACCGTGCCGCCATCCGTCTGGCGCTGAAGGAAGATGCGAGAGGTTGCAGTGACGTTTGTATTGGCCACCGTGACGGCGCCGGAAACCAGGGTGGCCACGCCCTGTTTGGCGTTGGCGCCCTCCTTTACGCGGAGGCCTTTTCCAATCGTTTCCACCGTCAGATTGCCGGTGATGACATTTACATCGCCCGTGCCCTTGCCGCCGATGCCCAGGTTGAGGTTGGGATCGGAGCCATCGGCGCTGAGGCGCGGGCTGCCGCCTGCCACATTCGACGTGCCCTTCAGGTAATTGACGGCGTTGGAGACGCCCGTGAGCTGCAGGGCGCGGGCGCCGAAGGGGTAGAAGTCCAGGTTGCCGCTGGACCGGACTGAGATGTAGGCCCCGTTGGTCGAATTGCGCAACTCGAAGTTGCCGCTGACCTGCTCGAGGGTGCAGTTCTCGGCGCTGGGGTTGGAGGTTTCCGCAAAGAAGTGGGTGGCGACGGAAGTGGGATAGAGCAGCTGTGGATCCCCGAACACGGGCCCCAGATTGTCGATGGGAATCGTGCTCCCATCCAGCAGCTTCATGCGGCAGCCGAGGGCGAAAGACCAGTCCCCTCGCAGCCAGATCCCGAGGGATTTGGAATTGGCGTAGTGGATCACGGCGACCCGACGCACATCGTCGGCGGGGAGACCACTGACGCCTGCGACTTCCATCTGGACGTTCCACCCCGCAAAGGAGGGGTAGTAGGTGGATCCGCCCCCGGTCGTGCGGGTCTTGAGCACGATGCCGCCCGTGCTGGTCGCGGTTCCCATGCCGCACTGAATCCAGCCATTCGTGAAACAGGCGGCGACGCCCTCATTGACGATGCAGGGCTCCCCCTCCATGGACTGGATGGTGAAATTGTTGATGTAGACCGCCGTCACCCAGCTGCCGGAAACTTCGCCGCCGTAGTGGAGGTTCAGCACTGCCGCCCCAGGCACCACCGTGTTTCCTTCGAGGTTCAGGCCATCGAAGAAGACATATTCGGTGCAGTAGGCCCCGGTGCTTTCCAGGCTCATCTGGATGGAGGAGAACCGCCGAACCGAGATGCTTTTCAGGTGGCAGCGGTTGACCCCACCCGGCATGCGCAGGCCGATCTGACCGACACCATTGGGGCCACCCGTGCCTGAGAGCGTGAGCTTCGAGACGTAGAAGCCGTTGAGGAGCTTGGTATTGTTGCCGAGCTGGAGCACGGGCTTGGTGATGTCCCAGGGGCAGAGGTAGTTGTGAGTGGAGACTCCGCCCTGCCAGGAATCGCCCTCGATGTTCACCCCTTGGACATCCAGCAGGATGTTGCATGCGTAGCGCCCCTTGGGCACGAACACTGTGGCACCGATGACTGCGGCGGCGGCGATGGCCGCATGGAAGGCTGGGCTCTGGTCAAAGGAGAGGTCATTAGGGATTGCGCCATAATTCCGCACGTCGATCTGGCGGATGTTATTCAGGTATTCCTCGAGCCCCGTCACCTCCGCCATGCCGTGGGCGTGGACCGACGCGGCCTTGCCCGCCAGCAGCGCCGTGAGTCCCGAGATATCCGCGCTGTTGTGGTTGTGGATGCTGGGCGCTTTGCCCTCCAGGGCTGCAGTCAGTCCTGTGAGATCTGCGAGTGCGTGGTTGTGGACAGCCGGGGCCTTGCCGTCCAGGAGGGCCTGGAGGCCCGTAAGCTCGGAGGTCGGGTGGCTGTGATGAGGCAGGGCCAGCGGGCGGGCGGTGCCGGTGCGGTCGGCGATCAGCAGCCTGGGGGTTGCGGGATCATCCCAATCGGCCACCGGCTCACCCGGAAGGAAGGACTGGGCCTGGATCTTGGCCAGGGTTCCGCGCTTGAACTGGATGGGTAGAATGCTCACAGGATCTCCTCACCACCGACCGCAGTAGGCGTGGATTCGGGCGCCGAGGCGGATTCGGGCAGGTATTCCTTGGGAATGACGCCCCTTGATCCGAGCGGCGCCACGCCGCCAGGCTGGCCCAGAAGGGACGCGGGGATGTAGGGGCTCGGGATCGTGGGGGTGCTCATGGGAGTTCTCCGCCGTCGATGGTTGAGGGGATGTTGCCGGGGGCGGCCAGGCTGACGGGCAGAAGCGCCCTTGGGATCAGGCCATCGGCACCAAGAGGCACCGGGCCACCGGGTTGCCCGATGGTCGCGAGGGGCAATAGCTCGGCGGAGGTGCTCGCCAGAGAGGCCGTTGTGGTTTGCGCCAAACCATCCGCCGAACCCTTGGGCGTCCAGGTGATCCTGAAGGTTGAATGACCGAATTCCACGGGCGCGACCTCGACCTTGTTGACGGTGACGCGGGGCTCCCAGCGCTCTACTGAGGTCGTGATCTCGCGGATCAGGCGAACCTTGGCGAGACCTTGGGGCAGATCCTGAAAGGCCAGCAGGTCGCACCCGAACTCGGTTCGGAGGGGAAGGCTGCCCCTGGGCGTTGTGACGATGATGCGAACCGCCTGGGAGATCTCTTCCAGGCCTTCGACAAAGGCATCCAGTTGGCCCAGTGCGGGTTGCCAGTAAGGGGTGTCGGGGATCGGTCGGGGCATCGGATCACGCCATCAGGGCATCGAGTTCGGACAATTCCGAGAACAGGTCCATGCACTCGCCAAAGAGGGCTTGCACATCCCGCATCAGGGCCTCTGCCTGGCGGCGGGCGGCCAGGGCCGGAGCCGCATGGCCCTGGAGCTGGGCTGTGATTGCCTGCTGCTGAGCACTCGCCATGCTCTGGGCCGTGGTTTGAAGGGTGCCCATGATCCCCGTGAGGGTGCCCATCAGGGCGCCCCGTGCGGCACCGGAGCCGCCCTTGGTCAGCAGCTGGGCCGTTCGGAGGATGAGCTTGGCCTTCCGCGCGGTGAGGATGGCATCGGTGATGGCGCTCATGCGCTCACCTTGGGCGTGGTCGCGATGAGGGTGGCACCGCAGCTGGTCGTTGATCCGTGAACGGCCACCGGCTTGCCATTGAGGAGGATCTTCGGGGATCCAGAGGTGATCTTGGGGGGGCCTCCGGCGTTGTGCGCCGCGATGGCACAGGGCACGGAATCCCCCACACAGGCGACCATCTGCCCGCCCACCATCATCTTGGTAGACCCCGTCGAAACGGTGCCGCCATGCGAGGTCTTGTCGCCGACTCGGGCGATGGGTTGTGCCATGGTTAGCTCCAGATCCAGTTGCCGACGACCGTGCCCGCGCCGGTGAAGGTGAATGTGCCCGTCATGTTGATGGCAGCGGCATCGACGCTCACCGCCGGGGCCTGGACGCTGATGGAGGCTGTCGCCTGGAGCGAGATCGTCAGGGCCCGCACGGCCACCGCCCCCGTGAGGCATTCCACGGTGGCCGTCTCATAGGCATTCACCTTCAGGGCGCCATAGGCATTGAGGGTCATCGCGCCTTGGGCACTGACGGTCATGGTGTCCAGGGCTTGAAGCGTTACAGGACCAGCCCCGGAGAATTCCAGGCCATCCATGCTTTGGATGGTGGCCTTGCCCATGGACCGGATCTTGACCGTGCCCATGACCAGGGCACTCAGCTCCTGGGCGGCTTCATCGTATTTCACGGCGGTGCCATCGGCCCAGGAGATCACGGCCTGATCGGCGCTTGAGGCGGGCGGCGCATCCTGTTCGGAATAGATGGCCCCCATGATCACGCCATCCTCGCCGTGTTCGTCCAGGAGCACGACGACCTGCGACCCCACCTTGGGAATCCAGTAGGCTCGGGTGCCCATCGCGAAGGGCACACAGATGGGAAGCCAGTCGGAGACCAGCCCGTCTTCATCCGGGAGGTGGACCTTGGCCACCGCCCGCGCAGGATCCACGGCCCGGACCAGGCCACGTCGCCACATCGGCGCGTCATTTGGCGACATGGCGCACCTCGAGTTCTGTGCTGTAGCCCTGGCCTCGGGATTGGCTATGGCGGGCCGATCGGGTGAGCCAGAGGCCATCCAGCACGCCGAAGTCCACAAGCTCGAAGGTGACCCCGGCCAGGAGGTGGGTATGGCCGGGAAGGGTCAGGGTGCCTTCGCGTTCCCAACCTTTTCGAGTCTGGAGGGCGACCTTGGCCAGGCGCTGGGTGTGGGCCGTGGATTCGGTGCGCCTGCGGGTCTTCTTTCGGTCGGGGTGAGGGCGTTCCATCTGCACCTCCACCACGCGTAGCTCTTTGGTGCTGCCGTCGAAATAGGCGGCACTGGCGCCACCCTCCACCACCTTTTCCCGAAAGCGGAAGCTGCTGAGATCCGAGCGGCGCAGCTGGAGGATCGGGGGTTGGGCCTCGAGCTTTTGCTCTTCGTGGAAGATCAGCTTGCCGCCCTTAACGCTGAAGACCAGGCCGTGTTCTGCCCCGATGCGGCAGAGGAACGCCAGGTCGGTCTCGCGATGCTGGGTGGCCCGCCGCCAGGTCAGGTCAGGAACCTCTCCCACCACCTCCAGGCCATGCTGGGCGGCCACTTCATTGGCGATGGCCCGCAGGGATTTCCCCTCGAAGGCGCGACTCTTGGGGGTGCGCAGTGCCACCTGGTTCCCGGCGCCCAGGGCACGGATCGTCACGATGTCTGGGCCGCCTTCCAGCTCAATCTCATCCACCTGACACTCGCCGGTGGCAAGCAGCGGCTGACCTTCGTAGCCAATCCAGGCCTCAAGGGTGCTGCCCTTGATGGGATACCACTCGCGGAACCACCGGCCATCGCTGTTATCCAGGCGAATTTCCAGCCCATCGGATTCACCGGCCAGATGATCCGTGTAGCTCAGCTCTTCCAGCCAGGGCGTGAAGTGACCCGTCATGTCCCGGTGGTTGACCTGGATGATGGCCGTGGGGCGGGGGGCGGCCATCATCAGACCCTCCAGGGCGGCAAGGCCGCGAGGGTGGGTTCATCCTCTTCCAGGATGGGCACGACGATCTCTGTCCCAGCAGGGAGAACGGCCAAGGGGGCCAGCGCAGGGTTGGCCCGCAGGATCGGTTCGTACCGGAGGGAGTCTCCGTAGTAGCGTTCCGCCAGCAAATCCCAGCGATCGCCGATGGCCGTGGTGTGGCGCAGGTAGTCGCTCATGGCTGCACCGGGGTGCGCTGGGAGTAGCCACTCTTGTTCGTCTCGGTCTTCCACTGGGTGGAGGGCGGTGGGGTTTGACCCTTTTTCTTGATGGCGGGAGGGGGCACCTTGCGGGCGGAGATGCCCAGTTCAGGAGCCTTGATCCATTCCTTGAGCTGCACGGTGACCTCGGCCAGCTTCAGCTTGCCGTTGGGCCATTGTTCCGCCCGGTCATGTTCAATAGAGGCGATGACGAATCGACCCGCGTAGATGCCGCTCTGCTCTTGACCGATGACCAAGTCTTGGGGGTCTCCCTGGACCATGGAATCCCGGAGGGAGCGCAGATCCAGGTCTGGGTTGCTGGTGAGCAGGGGATGTAGGCGGATCTTGAGGGTGATTTCTTCGAGCTTGCGCCCGAGAAACTGAAGACGCGGGGTGTCTCCGAGGATGGGGTGTTCCGCGAACTCGGCCTCCTGCTTGTCCTGAAACTCGAACGGGCCTCCCAGGAGGCTGAACTGGAGATCACCCAGGGCGCCCCACATCAGAACTTCCTCCGGGTGTCCCCACCCTGTAGGCGTTCCAGCTCGCGCTTGAGGGCGGGCGCAGCGCGGAGGATGGCCCGCTCGATGTCCTGCTGGACACCCGGTGCCGCCCCACGGGCGTCCACGTTGATCTGGATGGTGATGCTGCGGGCGGAGCCCCCTGCCGTCGCCGGACTGGAACCCACCAGAACCGAGGCCCCTACCGCCAGACCCTTGCCCAGGGCGCTGCGGGCGGCACCCGCCACGGTCTGCATCTTGGCCACCAGCGAGGCCGGGGAGATGCTGTCGGCAATGGTTTCCACCAGCTTGATCCGGTGGATATCCGTGAGGGGACCTGTCTTGGCGGGGCTGAATGGCAGGAACTCCCGGACCTTGGCCACCACCTTCTTGATGGCCTCCACGGGGGAGTTGATGGCCGCGAGGATGCCATCACCGATGCTCTTGACGATGTTCTTTCCCGCGTCCCACATCCTCCCGGCGAAACCCTTCACCCATTCCCAGGCGGCGCCAAGCACGGCCTTGATGGTGCCCCAGTGCTTGACGATGAGCAGGGGCACACCAATGAATGGCACAAAGAACTTCGCCCAATCGGGAACCTTGTTCCAGAGCCCCGTGAGCCACGACCAGGCGGCGCGGAACCAACCCTTGATGGTGTCCCAGTGCTTCACAACAAGCATGGGGATGGCGATGAAGGGCATGAACCACTTGGCCCATCCAGGGACTTTGTCCCAGAGTCCCTGGAACCAAGTCCAGGCGTTCTTGAACCAGGCTGTCACCTTGTCCCAGTTCTTCCAGAGCAGGATACCTGCGGCCACCAGGGCCACGATGCCGATGACGATCCAGGTGATGGGGTTGGCCAGGAGTGCCGCTGTGAAGCTCCAGGTCGCCGTGATCGCCCCCCACAGGGGCGCGATCATGCGCATGAAACCCGAACGGATGGCGGACAGCCCTGGCCCCAGGTCCGTTGAGAGCAGCTTGCCGAGCTTGCCTGTCCATCCCCCTGCGTCCTGCATCATCGTTGTAAGACCCTTGAGGGGGCCGCCCGCTATGGAGCTGTATTCTCTGAAGAGTTTGAGGTTCCCGGAGGCATTGCTTACTACTCCCTGGAAGGAACGGAATGCCTCGATGCCATCTGCAAAGGTGCTGCGGATCTTTCCAACGGCGAAAAAGGCGCCACCCATGCCAAGCGCGAGCACACCGAGCCCACCGACCGTCCCGCCGATGGCGGCGGTCAGCTTAGGGTGGCGGTCAGTCCATGCCTGCATGCTCCCCAGGAGCGAATTGGCCTTGTCTAGGAGTGGTGCTAGGTAGGGGGCCAGCTTTTCACCGATGCTGGCGGCCAGATTGGTGAAGCTGCCCTTGGCTGCCTCGGCTTTGTTGCCAAGGGCCTCCGTGATGCGTGCCAGACGCTTCTGGATATCCTCCTGCTGGAGCATCCGCGAGGCCATTTCCCGCATTTTCCCCGAATCCACCAGGGCCATCCGGGAACCCTCGGCCCCGAAGAATGCCTGCCCCATCATCATTCGCTGCTGCTGGGATAGGTTTTTCATTTTGTCGAACTGGTTGATGAAATTCTCCATACCCAGGAAGGCACCCTTTTCATCGAAGAACTGGAGCTTGACGCCCGTTTTGGCCATGGCCTCCTGGGCCTCCCGCATGACCTCGCCCCGGCCCTGTTTCAGCCGGGCACCCAGGGAGGCCATGTGCTGAAAGGCGCCGCTGAAGGTCGTGCCGATCTGGCTCCCCTCCACGCCCGCCTGCCGGAGCACGCCCATCATGGCGGTGACGGTCTTGGCGTTATCCAATCCCGCGATCCCCAGCTGGTTCATGCCCGTGCTTGCGTAAGTCATGGCCTCCTTGATCTCCCCCAGACGCAGGCCACTGGCGTAGCTGACGCGCTGGATGACATCGGCGAAGGCCAAGGAGTCCCGGCCCGAGATCTGGAACGCCTTGCCCATCTGGACAAAGGCCTCGCCAGCCTCGGCGGGATTGAGCCTGAACATGACCTGGAGCGCGGTGGCCCCCTTGAATGCACCGGAGGCCATGGTCGCCGAGTCCATGCCCATCTGTTTCATACCGGCGGCGAGGCGGAGGAAGTCCGCCGAGGTGCCAGGGTAGAGATTCCCGGCCTCCACAGCCTGTTTATTGATCTTGTCCCAGTTCTCATCCAGGCCATCAAGGGTGGACATGGCGTTCTTGAGTTGGACTTGGGCACCTTCAAGATCGGTAAAGGCACCCAGGCTCTGCCCGATCGGCGCCACGAGCCCGACCCCCAGGGCACCCATGTTGCGCCCCAGGCTCTGCATGTTTTCGGCACTCTGTCTCACCTTGGCGAGCTGCCGGTCGAAGTCGCTCAGGGCATGGGTGTTGCGCTGAAGGGGCGACAAGAGCTGGTCCGCTGCGGCGAGTCGGATCAGGAGTTGCAGGTCGGCCATGGGAGCGTATCCTTGGGGGTGCGAGGTGGAAATGCTGGTGTTCGCCTTTGGGGTGTTCTACGTAGGCTTCTTCCTGGCCGCTTTGGCCGGGGTGGTCTATCTGGCCTACGCCTTCATGCGCACCTGCTGGCGGGCCGCCCAAGGTCGCCCCCTGCTCTAGTCCTCGGGCGCCATTTCCTTGGCCATGGCCTGGGCTTCGGCCAGCCAGTGACCGAATTCTTCCATCTCCAGGTTCAGTATTTCGCTCAGACCCCAGTGGGTGAATCGGGCGAGCCCGATGACCTCCCGCCGAGGTTCCCCGTAAAATCCGGGTCATCTCGCTGGGCCATGACTGCCGCCAGATCGTCTTCATCCCATTCCAGAAGATCCTCGTAAACGACCTTGGCACCCGTGGGGTAGGAGGTCACCAGGGCCACCTTGGCGACCAGCATGCGGATTGGGTTGCGCAGATCGGCCCCGACCATGTCAGCGGCGGCGATGTTGTCCAGCACCTTGAAGCGGCGATTGGAAACCCGAACAGTCTGACCGCTGACAGGGAGGCAGATTTCGTTGAAGCGTTCAGTCATGGTCAGATCCCCAGGTTGCTGCGGTATTCCGCAAGCAGGTCTTCACCGTGAACACGGTGGACACAGTTCTCGATGTCGACTTCCTCGATGGACTCACCGTTCACCACGAGGTGCCAGTAGAAGACCTCCAGGATGTATTCCGGGTTGGTCCCCTCGGAAGACTTCAGCTCGCCGATCTTGCGGCTGGAGCACCAGCCCCTCAGGTAGAGGATGACGGGCTCCTGGGTGATGTTGCCAAAGCCGTCGCGGGTCTTCTGGTTGGCCCGGACCATGAGGCTGACCATGCGGTTGGGATCGGCCATGAGGGCGTGGAAGTCTTCGTAGAGCCCGTTGAGCTTCAACGTGCTCTGCATGGCTTCCATGGCCCCTGGGAGCTTGGCCACGCCGATCATGTCGCCGCCCTTGTGCTCCCCCGACTTGTGCTTTACGTCGGGGAGGGTGACCGAATTGAGCGCGCCTTGGAAGGAGCCCCCCTCGGCGTAGAGGTTGCAGTTCATCAACTGCTTGATTCGGATGCCCATGGGCTACCTCACTTGATGGCGTTGGTGTAGAGGTTCACGTCCAGGTAGGCCTCGTAGGTGAGGCGTTCCAAGGGCGCCGGGGGCATGAAGCGATACCCGAGGGTCAGGTGCCCTCCGGCAAGCTCGCTGCTGGGGTTGCGGGCGGCATCGAAGAAGGCTTTCCCATCCACGATGGCGCCACGGCCCATCAGGCCCCGGAGGAAGGCGTTGGCGTCATCCAGCAGCTGGTCCACCAGCGCCTTGGAGATGGGCCGATCCACATACTGCAGGCTGGCCAGCTCCAGGCTTTCCTCAATGATGTCGGCGGTGCGGCGCACTGCCAGGAAGGTGTCGGGGTCGTTATTGCCGGGGTAGGCTGCGGAGCGGTTGCCCCACAGGCGGAAGCCGGTGCCATAGGCGGCGTAGACGGTGGTGATGGCGGCGGCGTTCAACAGATTCAGGTCCGCGTTGGCGTCCTGGAAGGAACCGTCGATGGGGCGCTCCAGATTGACCAGGCCGTTCATATCAGTGTTGGAGGGCGACCACCAGTAGCCCTTGGCCTGGTCGCGGGCGGCGCAGGCCCCGGCGGCGAACTGGCTGAGGGGCTGGAGCACGAGGCTCACGCCATCGGGGCCGAGGGCTTTGACGTTCGGGTAGCAGATCATCACCCGCTTGGAGGCGGTGTTCAGCGTGGTCGAACGGGCGGCGATCGCCTGGGCGGGGGAGAGGCCTGCGGCGGCATCCACCCAGCAGATGGCCCGGAGCTTGGTGGCCACGGCATCCATCTGGGTCAAGACGCCCGTGAGGCCCGTGAAGGATGGCGCGATGATCTGCTTGGGCGCGAAACCATAGAGGCTCTTGGCATCCAGCAGCGCCAGCAGTCCCGTGCGAAGGCCCGACCCCAGGGTCGTGCCCACGATATCGGACGCGACGACCTTGCTGGGGTCCGGGGTTCCGGCGGTCTGGTGGGCCACGTTGGCGGGGTCGAATACATTCACGACGATGACCGGCCCCGCGCCCTGGGCGAGGATGGCCTTGAGGGCGCTGGGGATGGAATATCCCGTGGTGTCCGCGCCGAAGTGGGCCGCCGCATCCTTGTCGTTGGTGATCAGGACCGGCGTATTCACGGTTTTTTTCGTGATGTCGGTCAGGCTCTGGATGGGAGCCGTGCCAACCAGGCCGATCACCGCCGTCGCGATGATCCGCACCTTGGACGGACCCGCCTGGAATTCGATGGTTTCAACGCCGTGGAGAGCGGTCATGGCTTGGGCTCCTTGATGGGCTTGGAGGTGGTCTTCGGTTGGACCTCGGGGATGAGCAGGCCGGAGGCGATCAGGGCCTGGGTGTACTCGCAGTCGGGCATTTCAACCCGTGCGGCGGGGGTGAGGGTGATATCGGAACCCTCCAGGCTGAGGGCCTGAAGCGGGCCCTTGTAGGTGCCAGCGATCATGGATTCTCCTGGTAGATGGCGGTGTCCTTGAGGATTCCGAAAGACTCCTCTGGGGAATCCTCGGGTAGGGATAGGGCCGGGATATCGATTCCCACGGCCCATTGCCAGACCGAGGCTTCCCGGCCCCTGAATTCATCGCGGGTGATGCGGGCGCCCCGGTCGGCCAAGGGGGCCTGCCATCCCGCGAATCCCCGGCGCAGGGCATCCATCACGGCATAGGCGCCCTGGTGCTTGCGCAGGTTGCGGATCAGGATCACCAGCTCGTAGGAGAGGTTCCGGGGTTGGGCCATGGCATCGGTGGCGATGGGCTGGCCGTAGGTGCTCCCCTTGAAGACGGCCAGCACTACACCCTTGGGATGGGTCACGGTGTAGGCATCCGGGTCATCCGGGAACGGCTCGACCAGCAGCCCGAAGGGCGCCACGATCGTTCGGGCCCGGTCCAGGATGGCTTGCTCCGTGGCCTCGATCACCGGAAGGCCCCCAGGGTATCGCTACTGAAGACGCGGGGCGCGGTGGTGGAGGCGATGCGCGAGGTGTTCCCGGTCGCCAGCTCCTGGCCATCGAGGTCGGCCAGCTTGATCCTCCCGTCCGCCAGGTCGGCCAGCCATTCAATCGCATCCTCGTACCGCCGCCGGGCATCGGCCACGGTCTCCTTGGGGAGGAGGGACATCAGGCGGTAGATGGCGATATCGCAGGCCGTGCGCTGGAGGACGGGAGGCACCTGGGGCAGCGGGAGGGAGTAGCGCCGCCCCAGGTAGCCGTCCATCTCGGCGCTGGCATCTGCCAGCGCCGTGGTGAGCTTTGCCTCTTGGATCGCCGCGCCGTCAGGGTCCGACAGTTCGGCCAGCCGCGTTTGCGGATAGCGGGCCTGAAGGTCGACGGCGGCGGCGTAGGCCATGGGCTAATCCCCTTCCGTGAGCTGCGCCTGGGCGATCAGGTCGGCCACCTGCTCCCGCACCTGGGCCTCGGTGCCACTTAGGCCATCTGCGACTTCTGGGGAGAAGTGGGCAGAGACGTAGGCGATGAGGGCATCCAGATCCAGGGCGGCCAGGTCGATGGGCTCAACGGGCAGGAGGCCAGCTGGGGGATTCGGCGTCAAAGCGGGCGCCGATTCCCCCAGGAACTCGATGGCGTCGATGGTGAGCAGTTCCAGGGCCGTGGCTTCCGCCAGCTCCACCCTTTCCCCCGGAGAGACCGTGGTGGTCGCATCGATCTTGAGGGGGGTTTTGACTCGATATTCCATGGGTGCTCCGAGAGGGAGCTGACGCGGGCGAGGCCCGCGTCAGCTCAAGCCCTGGTTTAGTTCGGGTTCTGGATGAGGAAGCCGCTGAGGATGCCGGTCAGGACGGGCATGCGCTCGAAGCCAACGCCGTAGACCCAGCTCTTGGCGGTGTTGTCCCAGTAGGGAACCTCCACCAGGGGGTGCCCCTCCATGGTGTAGGTGTAGCCGTAGCTGGGCTCCTCCATGGAGCTGGCGCCCTGGGGCACGTAGGCCAGGATGGCGTTGTTGCCCCAGACATCGGTGAAGGCACCCGCGTCGTCGGCGGCGATGTCATCACCCACCACGACCTTCTCCAGGTCGAAGAGACCCGCCAGCATTTCGGCGGTGATGGACTCCTTGCTCACGTATTTGAAGCGATCCACCACCTGGGGATTGTCCTTGAGGGCCTTGAAGCCCAGCGCCGAGAGCGCCATGACGTTGGGACGCATGCCGGTGGTGGTCCGAATGGCCTCCTTGGCGGCTTCGATGTCGGCCTTGGGCGTTCCGGTGGCGGCGCTCCACTTGGTCGCGCCCGCCAGAGCCACCTTGTGGTTGGCGTCGTAATTGGCGGCGTTGATGGCAATGCTCGCCTGCTGGGCCTCGAGGCTCTTGGTGATCACCCGCATGACCAGGTTGGTGGCCCGGGTGCCCAGCTCCACGCCAGGGGTCACCGAGGCGTCGCGCATCCACTCTCGGGGGACCGGCGCCTCTGCGCCGTGGTTTTCAAGGGCAAAGGGCTGGCCCTGGTAGCCGAAGGTGATGCGCTTGAAGGGCGTTCCGGGCGCTCGCTGGGTGTTGTAGGCCAGGAAGGCCTCCTTGCCGAACTGGAGCACCTTGCCGCCCGCGACGGAAACGGGGACACGGGGGAAGAGCGCATCGCCGATGAGCCCCGGCAGGCGGTAGCCCTGGACGATGGTGGTGAGGACGGGATCGACGACGCGGACGGCGCCCTGGTTCATGGTCATGGTGGGATCTCCGGGTGAGTGGCGCGGTTAGTTGGGGAGCTGCAGGACTTCGATCACGGAGCCCGCGCCGACGGCGGCCTCCAGGGCGCGGGCGACGGTGATGCCCGCGTTCTTGGTGACACCGCGCCCGTTGGCCCCCACCTCGACCAAGGCACCCTTGGCGATGGCGGCACCCGCCACCATTCGGGCGGTGCCCAGGATGTTGGTCTTGATCACGTCGCCGATGGCGCCACCCTGGTCGGCCAGGCCGAAGGCGTAGGCTGCCGCGACCGAATTGGCGCCCGAGAGGTCCACGAAGGTGTATTCAGCCACCGCAGCGGTGAGCTTGAGGGGCAGAGACAGGAGGGGGGTGTAGTTCTGGCTCATCAGAACTCCTTAGGAGACGGCCTTCACGGCGGCGACGTAGGTGGCGTTGGGGTTGGCCTTCTGGTAGGCCAGGGCTTTGGCGTGGATCTCCAGGCCTGCGGGATCCACCGTGGTTCCAGGCGCAGACGCGAAATCCGCCGTCTCCGCCGGGGCATGCTGGGCGCTCTCACCGAAGGTGAGCTGCTTGGGCAGGCTGCCAAGGAAGCCCTTGAACCACGCGAGGGTGGGCTCGGTCTTCTTGGCATCGCCTTCGCCGAACTCCAGGGCGGCATCGGGATCGAGGCTGGCCATGAAGGCCACGAGGGGAGTCTTGTGGGGGGGGGCCAGCTTGCCCTCCTTCACCAGCCCTTCGGCGAAGGCGAGCACATCCGCCGTGCGGGTCTCGCGGTCTCGGGTCTCGATGGCCTTGAGCTTCTCGGCGAACTCGGCATCCTTCTTGTCCAGGTCCGCCTTCCGGGTGGCCAGCTCTTCTTCCCGGCGCTTGAGTTCCGCTTCCTGTTCCTTCACCTGTGCCTCCTCCGCATACGCGGGGTTGGGGGCGGAGACCGGAGCTTCCGGCTGGTCCGCCATGGTCTTGAGTTGGTCGATGTCCCAGCCTGAGAGGGCCTTGTCCGCCTCCTCCAGGCCGAATTTCCCGATGATCCACTCCCGCAGTCGCCGCCAGAGGCCCGCCTCCAACTGGTCGCCGAAGTCGCCGAAGGCCACCACACCCGCCTCGCTGTCGGCGAAGCTGGCATCCCGCAGGCCCTTCACTGCTGGAGGCTGGGCCCCCAGGAAACCGACGTGGCGCAGGTAGTAGGAACCCGGCACGGGGTTGGCGGGCGCCGTGGGGGTGTAGAGGCTGGCGCTGATCTTCTTGAATCGGCCCGCGCCCACCATTTCCTGGAAGGCCTCATCCACCTGGTGGGGTTCGGCCTGGACCTCACCCTCGGCAAAGGCCAGCGCCTTCACCCAGCCGTAGGCCGGTGCGTTGGCTGTGGGATGACCCACCACGAGGGGGGCCTCGTGCTTGGCGGGGTCGTAGGCCTTGACCATGGCCTCCAGGTCCGCCTCGGTGAAATCGAGGGTGGCCCCAGACATGGCGGTGTGACGCCCGGCGCGGAAGATTGAGAGAGGCTTCGTCATGGACCCATGGTTGGGACCGTTCGCCGGGCCTGCCTGGAAAGTGGTTTGGGGATCCTGGCAGGGTTGGCCCACCAGGGCGTTTAGAACCCGTTTAGAAACGCCGAAGGGGGTAAGGGCCGTGGCGACGGCCCAGGCCCCCCTCCCTGGGCGCTTAGGCGCGAAGTTTGACCAGGGCCATCTGGAGGTGGTCGCGGATGATCGCCAGGAGTTCGCTTTCATCCCGGCTGGAGAGGCCAAGGAAGGGCCGGGCGGGGAGAGTGACCTCGTGGGCTGCCGAGGTGAAGGTGCGCTCCAGGAAGCGCTTGTGGCCTTTCTTGGCGAAGACAAGCATCTGCCCCGCGTTCCTCATGCGCTTGGGGCCGATGCCCAGCTGGGCCTGACTAAGCAGGCCGCCCTTGGCATCCGTGCGGTGCCGCAGGGTGAGGGTCCGTTCCGGCTGCTGGATGGTGCCGCCGAACTGCTGGATGGGGCCGTAGACCACCGGCGTTCCCACCGCCACTTGGGTGGCCCCTGGGCGAGCCACGATGGAGGCTCGCAGGCGGCCCCGCATGGTGAGGATCTTGGTGTTGTAGCCCTTCTTCTGCTTGAAGAGGAGGTGGGCCGGGCTCAAGGGTGCCCATGGCTGGCCGTCAGGGCCGACCTGGTCCTCGAAGCGCTGGTCGGTGCTGCGCACCAGCATCTCGCCGATGTCCTCGAAGGCCGGGCGCAGATCCTGGGTCGCCTGCTTGAGCAGCTTTAAGCCCTCGCGGGCCTGCCGGAGGTTGGCGTCGACGGTGATCCTCATTCCGTGCGCCGAAGGAAGGTCTCGATATCGGCCACCAGGTCGGCCTTGATCCGGGGGGGAAGCTCCTGGGCGCGGGTGAGCACCTGGGGCACCAGGCGCTCCCGGACGGAGGCTCCGGGGGTGTAGTCCCAGCCCACACCCACCCCCGGCAACACTTCACCCGGTCCTGCAGGCCCGAGGGGTTTGGGGGGGGCCTGGAGCAAGGTGAGCCCCTGGCGCCGCACGGCATCCTCGGACAGCGCCACGACTCGGCACTGGCAGCCCCAGTCACAGGGGGGATAATGGGCGGCCCAGTGGGGATGCGAGGCGGGCAGGATCATCCCGTTCCAGGCCAGGTGCTGGGGGCGAGGGTGGGCGCTGCCGCCGTGGCGCCACTCCCAGTAAGGGTTGCGCTCCTGGAAGGCCGGTTCCGTCTGCTGGGCATAGCGCCCGGCAGCGTAGGCCGTGCGGATGTTGGTGTCGAAGATCACCTTGGAGCGCCAGGCCGGGGAGCCGTTGTGCTCCCAGCCGTGCCTGGCCACGATCTTGTTGAAATCCTTGCGGAAGGTCTCCAGGGTCGTGCCCTTGGCGATCGCCGTGTCCACGGCGCGGCGGAGATCGGCCAGCAGCTCGGCCTTGGTGGCGCCTGCCACGACAAAGGCCCGGTCGTGCTCGTTGTGCTGGATGTCCCGCCAGGTCTGGGTTGGCAGATTGACCTTGCGCCGAAAGAACTCGACGGCCTCCTTGAATGGCAGGGTCAGGGCCTTGACGGTCATGGGCTACCGCCCGGCCAGCACATCGAAGCGCCCGGCGAGGGCGGCCACCAACAGGGCCTGTTCCATCAGCTCGGAGAAGCCCTCGGCATTCAGCTCGGGGTAGAGGTGTTCCAGGGTTTCCCGCAGCTCGTAGAGATCCTTGGCATCGTCCACGGCCTTGCGAATGGGGGCCAGCAGGGTTTCCAGGGCCTGTCCTGATCGGGCCAGAGCCGCTTCCGAGAGCCTGGCGGCAGCATCGAGAGACGCGCCTTCGGCGAAGGAGGTGGCGGTCGGAGACGGGTTCGGTGGCTGGTTTGGCGCAAGCTGGCCCGGAAGGGCCGGGGGTGCCACCGGGGCCTTCTTCTTCCACCCCTCGCCGTATTTCGCCTGGATCCAGGCCTCATCTGGCTCAAAGCCGAGACCGGCCACGATCTGATCTTTTTCCGCTTCGGCCTTGAGGTCCACGGAAGCGGTGACCTTGCGCCAGACCCTCGGAGGCTTGGCTCCGGGGAAGTGCAGCTCCGTGAGCCACGTCAGCAGCGAATCGTTGAGGGTGCCCGAGAGCAGGTCTGCATCGCTCTTGGTCAGCTCCAGGCGCACCTCGTTATGGGTCTTGCTGGCGGCATAGGCCCCGCCACCGGATCCCAGGGTGGTGGTGAGTGTCTCGCCCAGGGTGGCCTTGCTCATCTCCTCATCCATGTAGCGCGCCAGGCGCTCATAGGTGTCGATGGAGCCGGTGCGGGCGGCTTCCAGCAGCTCGATCTGAGCTTCGAGCGGCGCGATGATGGCCGTCTCCTGGGCCAAGTCGCTGAGGGTCTGCAGCAGGTCGTTCTGCTTGTCCTCGGGCATGCCCTCGGGATATTTGCCGATGGCCGTGGGGCTGCCGAACTTTTCGGCGAAGACCAGCCAGAAGGCGATGCCCTGGCGTTTGAAGAAGGTGGGCCAGAAGAGCTTGTTGCCGAGGCCGACCCCGTAAGGGTTGCCGTCCTTGGCTCCAAAGCGGTGAACGATGAACTTGCGGTCGGGCAGTTCCTCGCCGGTCAGCATGTTCTGCAGGGTGAGCAGGCGCGGGTGACCCTCCACGTTGAAGACGAAGCGGCGCTGGTCCCGCATGATGATCTGGCTGGGGGTCCAGGTCTGGGGATCCCAAAGGATCTCCCCCACGGCATAGCCCTTCAGGATGGCATCCATCAGCCCCAGGCACAGGGCGTCGAAGTCCAGCGCCTTCAGCATGGCCGTGATGCCCTCGGCGGCCTCCTGGTCGCGGGCGGCGCTGCTGGCGGGCTCGACCTCCCAGGGATAGGAGATCACCGCGTACTTGCGCTTTTGCAGCACAGAATAGGCGTGGCAATCCCGCTCGATGTCCTCATAAACCTTGAGCCCGTAGGTGCTGCCCCCTTTCTGCATCAACACTTCGTCCACGGGGCGCATGAGGCCCATGTAGAGGACGTGGAACGGGTCGCGCTCGGCCCCGGCGATGACCTTGGTCAGCTCTTTTTTTGTAGGTTCCATGGTCATCCCAGGTAGCCGGTTAGGCGCGAAGAGGTGCGGCGGTGCCCGCTGGTGCGGGGGCTGGAGCTGGCGTTGCCCGACACGGCCAGCTTCCAGAGCATTTCAAGGGCGTCGGGGCCGTCATCGTGGTCGGCCATGGGCCAGTGCCGGAGCTGCTCCAGCAGCGTGGTGAGCCGGGGGTGGAACCGGATCAGGCCGTTGGCGACGTGGGGTTGCAGGCTCTCGATGCGCAGATCCTTGTCGGTATGGGGCGTGATGGCGCGGGCCGGGACATGCAGCTTGCGCTTGGCGGAGCGCTTGATCAGCTCCGTGCGGAAGAACTCCTGGAACTGCACGGCCTCCACGCCCCAGACCAGGCAGCGGTAGTCGGCGTGGAAGGCGATCACATCCTCGATGATCTTGTCGGGGAGCCGCTTGGCGATGCTGGCTTCCACCACATCCAGGATGCCGTGCTCCCGGTCATAGCCGCCCACCAAGATGGCGCTAGGGTCGCGGCCCTGGCCCTTCTTGCCCAGGGAGGGGTCCACGGCGCCGTAGTAGATCCAGCGGGAGAGTTCCTCCACCCAGAAGATCACCTTGCCGAAGGGCGCGTCCTCACTGTTGATGGGGTCATTCTGCAGCTCGGAGTCGAAGGCGGCGTGGCCGTCTCGGGCCCGGATGGCCATGAGCTTCTTGAGGGGGCGCATGGAGGGCCAGCTCACCACGGCGCCGCGCTCCATCTCGGCACGACGCTCCTGGTAGAAGGCTTCGGCGTTGGCCTCGCCCTGATTGAGGTAGATCTCCTCCCACTTGTCCCAGAGGTCCATGCGGGCGGGCCATTCCACGATGGCCCGGAAGGTGCGGCTCTCCCAGAAGGGGTTCTTGAGCAGGCGGGCCAGCAGGGAGTCGTAGTGCAGCACGGTGCCGATCACCACGACATCCAGGCTGTCGTCGGCAGCTCCCAGCTTGAGCACGGCCTTCTTGAGCCAGCTTTCCAGCTTGTCGCGCTGCTCGGGGCTGCGCACATTCTCATCGTTTTCCAGGTCATCGCAGATGACCAGGTCGGGGCGGTAGGGGCCATGGCGCAGGCCGCGCATGCGCTTGCCGCTGCCGAAGGCTTGGATCTTGACGTTGTTGGCCGTGACGATCACGCCCGCCTGCCAGACCCGTCCGGGGCCGCAGGCTTCCGGGAAGTCCAGCGCTAGGCGCGGGTTGGCCTCCAGCTCCGCCTTGATGGCCTCCAGCATGGTGGCCGCCTGGTCAAAGGCGTCCATGATGATCGGGATGTAGTGTTTGAGCCCCTGGACGATGCACCAGGTCACGAAGATCTGGGTGGTGATGGTGGACTTGGCCTCGCCACGGGGGGCGGCCAGGGCCAGTTTGGCGCCTGCTTTGGCGCGGGCGAGCCGGGGCAGCCGTTCGTAAAGGAAGTCGTGAAGGAGGCTCGGCTCGGCCTGGATGTAGTGCGGGAAGTAGGTCTTGGCGAAGAAGCGCAGCTGCTCGGCCTGCTTGCGGCGCTTGGCCTGGCTCTCGGGATCCGGCGCGAAGCCATCCACGCGGGCCTCGATGTCCCGGCGGAAGCCCTCGGCCATGCCCCGAAGGCCCTCCAGAAACTCGCGCTTGGTGAGCTTCTGCTTAGCCATAGAGACCCACCAGTTCTTCTCCGAAAGGCTCCAGCACTTCCAACAGGGCGTTGCCGTGTTGGGGGTAGTGCTCCCGCACGAACTTGGCCAGGAGCTGGAGCACCTCACTGGCGACCGCCAGCCGGTTCAGCTCTGGGGCGCTGCGTTGGATGGCCTTGGTGGTCTTGGTGTAGGCATCGGCCAAGCGACTGATGGCCTCGGCCTTTTCCAGGGGTTCCAACTTGCCTTCCTTCAGCTCGGTCATCACGGCCTGGAAGAGCTTCAGGAAGCCCTCCAGCACCACCTGGGCCACAGCCTCGGCCCCTTCGCCCGCCAGCATGGAGGCCGCCCGCGCCCGGTCCCAGTCGTCGCCCTGGGCCTCGGCCTCTTGCTTCCACCGGGTGGCGGTGCGGGAGGCGATGCCGAGTTTTTGGGCGGCCTGCTCCAGCCCCATGCCCTTGTGGACGTAGAGCTGGCGAAGTTTCTGCCGGAATTCGGGCGGATGAGCCATCAGTGCCTCACTTGCCGAACCACTTGGCCTTGAGGAGGTCGAGGCCCAGGGTCATGAACATCGCGGCGGCGGCACCCGCCAGGGCGCCCTTGGTCTCCACGGAGCGAAGGCGGCCATCCATGGCATTCAACTGTGTGGCATGGGCCTGCTGGCCTTCGTGAATCATGTCCAGCTTGCCCTTGATCTCCCCCAGGAGCTGGGGGTCGCACCCACAGGTGGGCGCGGTGGGCTTACGGCGGCGGGGTTCGGTCATTGGGGGATCTCCTGGGGAGTCTCGGCCAGGTAGGCCTTCAGGCGCCGCTCCAGGTCCAGGGCCCAGGCCGCCAGGGCCTCCCGATCGGCGAGCAGTGCCTTGACCAGGTCCGCCAGGGCGGGCTGGGGCGCGAGCTGGGCCGTGGGGAGCTTGGGCCGGGTTGGGATCTGGGGGGGCGGGCACGGGACCGCCACGGGCACCTTGACCACCAGGGGCACCGTGGAGGGTTTGGCGCAGGCCAGCGTCAGGAGACTGGCCAGGATCAGGATGGCTTTCATGGGGCCTCCATTCGCTGAGTGAGGCGCTGGGCCTCGCGGGCACCCCAGCGGGCCAGCTCGGCATCGCCAGAGGGGGCGGGCTGCAGCAGGATCTGCTGGACCCTCCCTTCGCCCTCCTGGCGGAGGCGGGAGGCCTCTTCCGTGGCCACTCCTACCCGCCGGGCCTGGGCCACCCCAGCGGCTTTCAGGCGCTGGATGGCCTGATTCTGTTCAGTCAGGGCCAGCTTGAGGGCCTCGCGCTCCCGCACGACCTCGGCCAGCGTGGCTTCGGCGCGTTGGGCTCGGTGGCGCTCATACCGGGCATAGCCCACGAAACCCGCGAGGATGAGCAGCAGGGCCACGCCGCCCAGGAGGGTGCGGCCTAGCTTGGAGCCGATCAGCCAGGGGATCATCGCTCCACCGCCCGCCCGCCCGCGAGGGCCACGGCACCGAGCAGCACGATGAGCGCGGCAGTCCACTCGCCGCGCACCCTGTGGATCAGGCCATCAACGGTGATCACCAGGGACATGAGGGCGATCACGGCCAGATAGGCCGCGACCTTGGCACGGGGGCCACCTTCTTCGGAAAGTTGCCGAAACCATTCAGGCACCGATCACCTCCAGGAGTTTGCAAACCGCCGTATTGAACTCATCCCAGTGGTTGAAACCGCCGTTCACGGCCTTGCGCACGGCCCGCCAATCCAGGGCCTCGGCGAAGGCCGCAGCCCTGGATTCCTTGAAGTAGAGCGCGAGGATGCGGGCCGCCGTTTCGGGCTCCAGGGCCTTGTCGGGATTGGCCACCAGGTCGATGCCCAGGGCGTTGCCGTAGCGTCGATAGTTCTTTTCCCAGGTGAGTTGGACGTAGCCACGGCCATAGAACCCGCTGGGCCAATAGCGTTGCTGGAGGGCGTAGATCCTGGCATTGCGGGTGGGGTGGGCCCGGATCTCCCGGATGGGCTTGAACCCGCGCCCAACCTCGACAATCAGGGTGGCCGCTACGGCCACCTCGACCAGGTCGGTTAGGATTCCCTGTTCTTTGAGGGCGCCGCAGATGAGCGGCCAGGTGACGGCGGCATCCTCTGGCGAAACGCCGATGACCTGAAGGGTTGCGGGATGGAACATGGCGGCTCTCCGGGTGGCCAGCCCTCCCCCGTGATCCCTTTGTGACGGGCGGGGGAGGCTGGACCGTGAAGCTCCAGCCTCCCCCGCGTTGGCCCTGGCCGCTTGGAAAGCGGTTTGGGGAGATTCTTAACCGCAGTCCAGCAGCTGCGGCGCGGTCACCTTTTGCGCCCGCAAGAGCCGGGCGGTGCGGATGATCTGGCGCAGCCACTGGATGGAGTAGTCGAAGTCCTTCTTGATCTGGAAGTAGTCTTCACTGGCCTTCCAGCGCTCGTAGATCTGCGCATGGCGCGGCCCCAGTTCGATATGTTCGGCCTTCGGGATATACACATCGGCGCCCCCCCACCGAGAGCGGAGGGCCTCCACGGCGGCAAAGGCCGCATCACTGGCCATTTCCGGGGGTAGACCCCGCTTCTCCAGTTCCTGCGCCAAACTGGCCGCCGCATCCATGAGCACTTCCGGGTATTGGATACCCATGTTCCCTCCCCGCGTCATTGTGGGGACGGGGGCAAGGGGTGGGTAAGGGCTTTCGCAGGGTGGACTCCCCGAGGCGCAACCGGGCCGAGAGGAGGTCTAGCAGGCCCGCCAGGCCCTGGGTTTCGCGTGGGCCAAGCTCCTTGCCCCGATCGACCATCAGTGCCGACAGGGCGTCCAGGGCGGCGGAGGAATCGGCCATGATCTCGGCGCCTCCATCGATCGCGCCGAAAACCTGAGGGTTGGTCGGGGGAATCTTATCCTGCACGGAACACCCATCCTTGCGGGCTCCACCGGGAGCATGGGCTTGAGCCTATCCTGATTATTTTCAGATTATACAATTAGTTCAAGATTGAGCAACGGAATCTGATTGCCGATAACAAACTGAGTGCTGGTCGCACGTTTGGACGGAGAAAGTGACAACACGGGAGCGAAATCGCAGGCGACGTGGCACGACGCTCGCCCAATTCGCTCAAGCCCATGTGGTGATTGTGGGACTGCTGGCCGAAGGCCCGGAGGCGGTGTGGCCTGCCCGCATTGCCCGCCGCATGGGCCGCAGCCGATCCTGGGTCTCCCGAGGGTTGGGAGACCGGGACACCCTTCTGCGGAATGCCGTCGCCCGTGAGGTTGCAGCTCTATGCGGCGAACTGCGATCGCTCGGGCCCTTGGCCGACCCCAGGCATCACATCCGTGCCGTGGTTCATGTGCTGCTCGGGCCGCCCACCCAGTTCCGGGCCCGGCTGTGGATCCTGGAACTGGCCTCAAGGTGCGGCCTTGGGGTCAAGCGCGATCTTGCTCAGGCCATCTCGACGGCCCTATCGGGCAGCATCTGCGAGGATGCGCCTGCGATCGGGGGCGGCGTACTGGGGGTGATGGGGGAGGCGCTCGGTCCCTGGAACCCCGCACGGGAGCAACTGGAGGAGACCTTGAACCGCATGGTTCTGGCGGTGCATTTTTTCGAAGTTGCCGCCCGGAGAGCCCGGAAGGGATGAAATAAACTATGGCCTAATTTGATTTACTTGATTCCCCTTAGGGGAATGGGGGATCCATGGTGAATGACCATCGAATACCGGCGCGAGCCGGGCCGCCCTGGCAAGGATGAATCGCCCGCGCCTTCCAAGCGCGTGGGCGTGTTCATCCCCCTGCAGATCCTGGCCCAGCTGGAGCACATCGCCCTGGGGCGCCAGATCACGCGCCACGCGGCCATCCGGGAAGCCTTGGCAGAATACGTGGAGCGCCACGCGCCGAAGTAGGTCAGGGGCGGTGCGACACATAACGAAAAAGCCCCGCAGGTGCGGGGCTGAGGGGCGCGGGGAATGGCCTAGTTGATGCGCTTGAGGGAGAGTGGAATCCCCCCTTCCTTTGTAAGCATCACAGAACCGTCTTCCTGAAACTGAGCCAGGATGGTGGCCTCAGTCTCACCGTCGCTGGTCTTGAACTCGACAGTGTTGCCCAGTTCCTTGACAAGGGTCAGCTTGCGCTCGAACTTGGCCCCCATGGCGATGCCATCGTAGCGGCCACCTGGGAAGTCGATTTTCACCGTCATGAGGTCGTTGGCCCAGGTGCCATTCAACTTCTGGGCAACAGTTTGAGCGCTTGCGGTGGGTTGGCCGGTGCGATCACAGGCCATGGAACCCAGCAGGGCTAAAGGGAGAAGAAGGGCGAGAGCCTTTGCGTTCATGGGTTTCTCCGAAGGGTGCGGACATCCGCAGATTGAATGGAGTAATCATACATTGATGGGCGACTTATCCAGCCTTTTCGAGCGTGTGGGTTCGCATATCGGCTTCGGCCTGACGGAGTTGACGGGCGATAAGGCTCAGGAGGCTGGCAAAGCCGTTCGCCTCTTGGACAGTCAGGATGATGGCGTTATCGCCAGGGCGGCTGCGGTGGTCCCGCTGGCCCACCAGGGCGGCAGCGGCCTCCAGTTCACCCGCGATATCGGACATGGTGTTGGCGGCGTCATCGATGAGGGAAAAGGTGTTCATTGGGCACCTCCCTGGGGGGCGGGGTGCGGGAACCGCCCAGGGTCGATGCCATGCAGGACGCTCCGGGCCTGGTTGGGGCCGTAGATCTCCAATACGGAAGTCAGCAGGTCTACGACGGTGCCAAGGCCCGATACGTCCGCGGCCTCGGCATGACGACCCCGATCTGCCCGGATTGGGTGCTCCGCGAAATGCTTTTCCACCTGCTCCCAGGGAACAAGGCAGAAGGGGCCAGCCTTGCGCGTTGGGATGCCGAACTGAGCGCAACGATATTGGAGCGCCGTGCGCCCCACGCCTGCCCGGCTGGCAGCTTCGGTCATGGGGAGCCAGACAAAGGCTTCGTCGCCGGGTTGAGAGGGAGCGACATAGGCGCCAGTTTTTCGAAGGGAGGGCATCACGTCCTTGGCCAGCCACCGCTTGACCCGCTTTGCCTCGGGATGGCGACTTATGAAGACCAATTCCCAAAAGCCCGGCTCAGTCACATAGATCATCTGTTGCCTTCCACCAGGGGTGTCCACGGGTTCGGACACCCTTTCCCCCTCATCCAACTGCGCGATGGCATCCCGATACTTGGAGATTCGTAGCAATTCGCAGGCGTCCTTGGCGTTGAACAGGGGATTGCCCTGTGCATCCATGGCGGTACGAAGGGATTTCCCTTCGAAGTCGAAGGAACGAAGTTCGCCGCTCATGCGACACCTCCTGTGTATTGACGGGTTAGAAGCCCGTGTTTGTCTGCCCAAGTGATCGGCACCTGGAACCGGGAGCTTCTAACCCGCACAGGACGGGCCCAGTTATTCGTGCCCGAGCTTGCGCTGGGCCTTATTTCCTGCGACTCCCAGCGATGCCGGTCGCCCTGTGACAAGGAGTTAGAAGCTCCGACAGGGAGCATACCTCCGTTCAGGACGCGATCAAGGGGTTTCATGGGATTCTCCAAAAAAGTGGCGGGCGGTTTGGCGCAGGCTAACCCCTGCGGCGGGCATCGACCTCCAGGGCGGCCACGATGCGCCGCAGCTCATCGGCATCGCAGAGCTGCACTTGGGCCTTGCGAAACATGTGGCGGGCCATGGCGTGGGCATAGGCCCAGGGGCGCTTGGTTTCGGCCAGGTGGGCTTCGATCTTCTCCATGAGGGGCTTGCACTCCACCGGGACCAGCGTGGGCTTGCCAGGATAGGCCGGAGCGGCGGACTTGGCGCCGAGCCGCCCCAGCTCCTGCATGAGCTTCCACCGCTGACCGGGGCCCAGATCGGCGGCGCTCTCCTTGCCCGTGGTGTTCTTCAGCAGGGCGCGGTATGTCTCCTTGTCCAGCCCCAGTTCCTTGGCGGCAAGGTGGATCCGGGCGAGGTCTTTGGCGCGCTTGGGGTCAGGGGTGGCCATGTGCTGCCTCCGTGATGCATTCAGAGATTGGATTGAGGGCGCTGGGATTAGGGGGTGCGGCGCGGGCGGAATCCGCGAGCGGTGCGGATTCGGGATATCTTGGACAGGACGCTACTCGTCGCCGTCAACGTCTTCAGTTTCTGGGTGAATGGCGTGACGGAGCTTTTCGAGCCGCATGTCGAACAGTTGGTGGTTCGGGTCCATATCGACCAATGCCTCAGCCTCTTCCTTCAGGGCTTCGTGCTCCTGGAACAAGTCGGAGAACTGAACCACCTCCACCTTCCCGCCGTGCAATTCCATGTCGGCGGTGAATCCGGGGGTGGCATCATCGGGGTAGTCGAGGAGCAGGGTGATTTTCACGGTCCCTCCTTCCGAGGTTGGACATCAGCGTTTCGGCTGGGGCAGTTCGCCCGTTTCAACGAAGTTCTGGAGCAGGGGGAGCAGCTTCTTCACTTGGGCGCGGGTCAGGTGCATCCGGGTCTGGAAGCTGGTGTCGGGCGGGAACTCCACCGGGGTCCAGCCCTGCCCAGGAACGAGCCGCTTGGGAGCAGCGTCATCAATCCCGAACCAGATGGCATCCTCGGTGGCGAGGCTCGACTTCTGGAGGCTGCACTGGTTGTCGTATCGGTCCTTGAACTCGACCAGGGCGAACCCTCGCGCCGTTCTCGTTTTCTTCAGTTTCACGATGCCCTCCAGGGTAAGGCGGGAAGGTTCCCGCGAGTTGACATCTACGCCTGGCGATCCAGGCGCTCGATTTCAGCGAGGATGAGGGCACCGGCCTTCACGAGCATTCGGCGGCGGTCGGCGGGCTTCCACCAGATGAAGTCCCAGGGCCACAGGCTGGGATGACAATCCAGGAACTCATCCGGGGCGATGGCGGCAACCGCATAGGACGCGGCGGCTGAGGCCATCTCACCTTGGCGGTGCTGGTCGTCATGCTCCGGCGTCCAACCCTCGGATTCGATTTGGCGCTGGCGCTCGGTAAGCACATCAAGGGCGGCACCGGACGCGATGCCCCTCACGCGAGCGATGGCGGGCTCTTCGATGCCGCAGCCCTGTTCTGCATCCCCATACACAGCGAGGCCCAAAACGGTTTCCAGGTCGTCTTTCAGGGTGCTCATAGGTTTCCTTTCAAAGTGGTGCCGCTGGCAGGTGCCTGTTTCAAGCTCCTGCATTCCGCCGGATCTTAGTCCCGAGGGTGATCCTCGTTAGCTCCCCGGCGCAGCGGCGGGTCAGCTACGCCTTGCGGGCGTGTTGCAGGGTTGCCGCCAGGGCGGTGTAGGACTGCGCAGAGCGTTCGTAGTGCGTTTGGAGCGAGCGGAAGGCTTGTGCAAGGGTTTGCCCTGACGCTTCGCCTCCCCACGGGGACTTGGCTCCATAACCCGCACTCTTCACGGTGAACCACCCAGCACGGAGGGACACCCGGACAGTGGCGGTGCGATTCGAGCCACTCACCTGGGTGCCGGTGGCAACCATGGGGGCATCAGGATCCAACTGCTTGTGGACCGTCCAAGCGAAGCCGGGCATGAGCTTCTTCAGGGCATCTCGGAATTGGTTTGGGGTTTCCATAGAGTCTCCAGATCCATCAGCGGATGGACAGGTGCTATTCAGAGGTAGGGCTGGGCTGCGGCGAGGGCTTCGCGCTCCTGGTCCCCGATCCCGGAGAGGCAGGGAGCCAACAAACGGATCACGCGCATAGCCTCTCGGAACTCCCTGAGTGCGTTGGCGGTCTGTTCCATTTCGCGGACTCGATCCTCTCGGTTGAACCAGATCCGACCGGGCTTTTCCTTGGTCTTGGTGATGTTTCCCTCGGCTGTGGCAATGAGCCGGGCGAGCACTTTCGGGGTGATTTCTCGTTGCAATGGTTCCTCCTTCCGAGGTTGGACAGCCTCAACGAGGCCGCTGAATTTTGAAGCGGTAGCGGTCACGCAGGGCCTTGGCCGCGTTGAATTTGCCTTGGGCCATGAGGCCCATGACCTCATGCATTTCCTTCTCGGTCAGGTCGCGGGTGGCGCGGAAGATCCCAGCTCGCTCCAGTTCGGCGCGAACCGCAAATCGAACGATCCACGATCCGATGTAGCAGATGGCCGCGCCTCCGAGGATTCTCAAAAAGTCGTCCATGGCTCACCTTTCCGGGCAGACGCTTACCTGGCGCGGACGTGGGAGAGGAGATAGCACCCGCTGACGCCATCAAGCCAGATCACGGCGCTGTGCCCGCTGAGGACTTCGGCGGCTGACCTGGTGGTGGTTTCTACGTCGCCCACACCGTCCTTGTTGAGGATCACGGGCGTTCCGATGGGGTGCTTGGTGTTCCAGGCGTCACAGGTGGCCTGGAGCTTCGCGAGGTTGGGGCGCTTCGGTTGCATGCTTTCCTTTCGACGGGTCACAGGTCACAAAACCCTGAAACCGGGTAGTGATCGGGATCAGGCTCGTGTGGAACCCCCTTCCGGCGGTCTACGATCCAGGCGATCAGGGCGAAAACGAGCAGGTGCATGGGGGCTTTCAGCGGAACAAGGTCAGGGCGAGGTGACAGAGGTAGCCCAGGGCGAAGCCACCGAGGGCACCGGAGGCGAGGGCGCGACGGTAGTGGCGTTGCGTGTCGGGGGTCATGGGGGCACCTAGAGGGCGAGGAAGGGAAGGAGAAGGAGGAAGGCCGCAAGGATGGCCAGGGCGATGCGGGCGGGCCTGGAAAGGCGGACGGGAGTGGATTCGACTTCCCCAAAGCCCTTGCACACGGGGCATTCCATGCGCTCGAAGCTGAGGCCACGAAAGGTCCAGCCATCGCCTTGGCAGGCGGGACAGGTGTGGGTGTCAACCACGGAGGGCCTCCTGGATCCGGGTGGCCAGGGCTTTGATCTCGGTGAAGTCCGCCGCCTTGAGGGCCGTGCGAACCTCGCCGATGATTTCGGCGCGGGCTTTGGCGCATCGGCGGGCCTCGCGGGCCTGGGCCTGGGCTTCGCGCTTGCATGCCTCGCGCAACTCCAGCTTGATGCGAATGGAGCAGGGCCAGCGCATGAGCAGCCTTTGCAGGCGGGCGGTGGCAGCTGCGGCGGCGGGAGCGGAGAGGTGGGCGGCCATGGCGGCGATCACGCGACATACCCAGAGGCCAGCCGCGAATGCAGGCGTCGATCAGCTCTTTGGCGACCTGGAGCCGCTCATCGAAGGAGAGAGTCTCGGCTTGGGCCACCACCACCTTGTAGCGGCCATCAAAGCTCACCAGGGTGAGGTTGCCTTTCTTGCCGCCCATCTTGACCTTGTAGCGGGCGGCACTGGCGGCCACGAACTGGTCGACCTGGTCGAGCACGGCGGCGCGGAAGGCGGCCAGCTCGCCGCTGCGCTCCTGGGCCTGGGCCAGGATGGCGGTGACCAGCGCGTGGCGGTCGAGATCGATCTGCTTGATGGTGGCCTCGGGCACCAGGCGCCCTTGGGCGTCCTGGCGGTATCCTTCGGGGATCTTGGGTTTGGTCATGGGAGTGCTCCTTGGGGGTTGGGGGGTGCGATCAGATGGCCGGGGCGAGGCCCGAGGCGTGGATCTCGAAATAGAGGCGCTTCCAGGCCTCGAGGTGGGCGGTGGTGAGGGCCATGAGGGTGGGCGCGGGTTCACCGTTTTCCCGAAGGCCGAGGTCTCGTGCGGCGCCCTGGGTGCCGTAGTCGGCGCAGATCAGCAGGCGCTCGAAGTGCAGGAGCGCCATGGTGGCCGTGTCGAGGCTGGTGAGGTCGTGGATCCGCTCGATGGCTCCCTGGGCGAGGTAGGCTGCCTGGAGGAGCTGCTGGGGTGTGGTGGCGCCGGTGATGGCGCGGAAGGATCCAGCGGCCCAGTGGTGGCCGATGGCGGTGGTGGCGGTGATCATGGCCGCTCCTTGGGATCGGGGTTGTGGGGGCAGTCCTGGCAGGCACTCCAGTGCTTGAGCGCCCAGGCGCTGCTGGTGGGCACGTCGCGCTGGCGCCACCCATGGCATTCGCAGGCCGTGAGGGGGCGTTCTTCAAAGGGGCACTGGACGGTGCCGTAGAGGCGCAGCACGGCCTCTTCTATGCGCCGGGGGTTGGCGTCGTATTTGCCGGAGAGGACCAGGCTGAGGGTGGCCTTGGAATAGTCGAGTTCTTTGGCGACGGGCCCGAGGCCACGGGCCTTCACCTGGGCGGCGAGCAGGTCAGTCCACATGGAAGACCTTCTTGATGTTGGGGTCGTAGACGTGGCGCTGGCGCTTGTCGTAGAGGGGTGCGGTGGGGCCGTTGTCGAGGCACAGGCAGTAGCGCGTGGGCGGCTTGGTGTTGGGCCATTCAGCCTTGTCGCCGGGGCGGCTCAGACGCATGCAGTGGCCGGAACGGCACAGGGCGTTGAGGTATTCCTTGGTGCTTCGGGCGGCATTGCCTTCGCTCCCGCGCTCGGCGAGTTCAAGGATTTCGGCGATGGTGCCCTTGCGCAGGAGGCGCAAGGCCCGCCAGATGCGGCTGCGCAGGGTTGACCCATCCTCACCGAGCTTTCCGGGGCCATTGGGACCACTGGTGACCTGCTTGCCCGCTTCAAGGAAGGCCAGGCCTTCGGCGCTCGCTTTGACGCGGCCTTCGCCGATCTGGCCGAGGCGCTTGACGTAGCCTCGGCGCACCAGGGTCTTGACCGCGCCCTGCACCTGGTCTTCGGTGAGGGCGATGGCCTTTCGGATCTCGCGGACGTGGACTGCGCCCAGACGGGTGCCGAGGTAGGCGAGCACCTGCTGGCTGGGGGTCATTAGAGCACCTTCATCTGGCGCGGCCTGCGGGCCTGCCAGTCGTAGGTGAGTTCCTGCCCGTCCAGGTCGCGGCGGTCGAGGGTCTTGACCTTGCGCTGGCGGGATACGCGCTCGCACACGGCCAGGGCGTTCATCACCTCGCGCATGCGGCCCTTGGTCTGCTTTTGGATCTCGGCGATCAGCTCTTCCTGCAGGACCAGGCCATCCATCAGCTCCTTGGCAACCTGGGTGATGTCTTCCACGCTGGCGGGCTGGAACTGCACGACCGCCGCCACGCGGCTGGAGATCTGGGGGTGGCGGGCGATGCGGGCCTGGATGGCTTCCATGCCCACCAACACCACTGGGGTTTCCAGGAGGTCGGCCAGATCCCGGATGGCTTCCAGCACCTGGGTATCTGCCACGGCATGCTCGGCTTCGTCCACGATCAGGGTGTAGTTGCGGCCCTGCATGCGCTTGATGGCTTCGCGGAACATGTCTTCGTTCTTGGAACTGGGGACGCCGTTGAGTTCTTTCAGCAGTTCGGCCAGGAACCAGTGCCGCGTGTAGCCGCTCTTGGCCCGGAGGTAGATGGCGTCCGCGCTCTGGGTTGAATACCAGTGCAGGGTTCGGGTCTTGCCGTAGCCGGGTTCGGAGGTGACGACCATGATGCAGGCCTCGGGCGCGGCGCGCTTTTCGAGGGCATCCAGGCCCGCCAGGAAGCGGTGCAGATTGGCGGTTTTCACGAACTGCTTTTTCATGAAGTCTCCTTGTGGGAGTGGGGGTTTAGGAGGCGGCCGTGGCTTCGCGGCCGAGGAAGTGGCAATAGAGCGGGTCGCGGCGCAGGCGAGACTGGATCTCCTCCAGCTCGCCGGGGTCGGCCTCGCCGGGGTGATCGAGGATCCAGATGGCGTAGTCGCGGGTGTCCTGGAAGGCGGGCCGCACGGGTGCGGGGGGCTCGGTGACTTGCAGGGGTTCGGGCTCTGGAGCGGGGGTGGCCCGGACGCCGAGCTTGCGCATCTGGGCCTCGGAGGCCTCCAGGGCCTGGGGGGTGAGGTCGCGGATCTCGATGGGCTCCAGGGGTTCGCCCAGGACGCGCTCGGCCTTGGCCTCGATGCGCTTGCGCTGGCCGTCCTTGCGCTGCTCACGGAGCTGATCGACGTAGGGTTTGGGGAAGTAAGCGCTGCGGTTGGCCTGGAATCCGGCTTCGCAGATCAATTCCCCCGCCAGGTTGCGCACCCAGATGCGGGTGGCGTCGTGGAGGTCGAAGGCCACGCGGACCTGGTCGCCGTGGAGTTCGGCCAGTTCGCGGCTGAAGTAGCGGTTGCCGAAGAGGGTGATTTCGCCGCGCAGCACCTTTCGGAGTTCCTCGGGGCGGAAGTCATCCAGGCTCAGGGGGCCACCTTCGGGTTTCCAGCCCAGGGCTTCGTGCTGCTGCCAGGTGCTGGCGGGGCTCAGGTGCTGGGTGCGGCCCGTTTCGGCGTTGAGGCCCTTGGGACAGGCGCGGCTAGGGCGGCTGTTGTAGGCCTCGACGGCGGTTTCCATGAAGGCCACGAAGGTCTGCCAGCTGGGCAGCACGGGCTCCCCCCTGCGGCTGGCCTTGAAGACGATCTGGCGGGCCTCGCGGTCCATCTGGGCGCCCACGTAGGTGGCGAAGGCTTTGGCGCCCAGGTCGATCCAGAGGGTTTTCTGCAGGCGCTCGACGACGCCACGGGCCTGTGAGTTGTAGGGGATGCCGAACTTGTGGTCGATGCCGAGGCGCGATTCGAGTGTCTGAAGGCGCTCGTTTTTGTAGCCGGGGCCGTTGTCGGTGTAGAAGATGAGGGGGATGCCGCCGGTGAGCACGGCCTGGCGCAGGGCGTCCTGGACGGCCCAGGTGTTCTCCTTCTCCCAGGCGGACCAGCCCACGGCGCGGCTAGTGCAGACATCCACGACGATGGTGAGTTCGGGGCGGAAGGGGCGGCCATGGTCGGGATGTGCGATCTCCGCATCAAAGGTGTGGCCATCGGCGATCAGGACATCGAAGGGGTATTCGGGCTTCTCCCGGCGCCGGAAGGGCTTGAGGCTCTTGAGTTCACGGGGGAGCATGCGGCCTTTTTCGCGCTCGACGTTGCCGACCTTGGACATGGCCCGGCGGGCGGCGTCGTAGCTGGGGGCTATGGCACCCTCGGGCAACTGGGCGGCCAGTATCTGCACGGCCCAGGCGAGGCTGGGGCGCTGGGGCTGCCGGTGGATGGCCAGCAGCTGGGGCAGCCAATAGGGGGCGGGCGCGGGAGGGGCCTTGGGAGCGAGGTGGTCATAGCCCTGCTTGGCTTCGGCAGCCCAGCGCTGGAGGGTGCGCCGGGATAGGGTGCGGGCGCCGGATTGGCCGCTGCGGGCATTGGCCATGGGCACCAGGCGCTGGATCTCTTCGGGAAGGCGCTTGGCGTCGGCATCCACCACCAGGCGGGCGATGGCGCGCTCGCGGGTGAGGTTGACCTCCTCCATGAGGCGCTCCATGTAGCGCAGAAGGCCCAGGCGGGCGTCCATGCGCTGGCGCTGCCAGTCCTTGAGGGTCTGGATGGTGGCGGGATCCTCGGGGGCGGCGATGGTGGGAGCGGGGGGCTGGGCGAGGGCGGCTTGGGTGGCTTCTATCGCACTCTGAACGCGCCGCGCGTCTGGTTGAACGAAGCCGCTCACGCGGCGGGGGACGAGCGTCTCGGCAGCGTGAAGGGCCTGAAAGGTAGCGGACCGGGCTGAAAGCAGGCTCCT